GATCTTGCCGCGGATTGGGAAGGATTGCAAAGCGCTCCAACATGGGAGGGACAAACAGCGATCAATTCATGGAAAGCTGTCACCAATTCATTCATAGTCTTCGCGCAAAACCGCAGGAAGGATCACATGACCATTTTAGATCCGTTACGTTACATATTTGTACAGGGTCGGAACGGTATAACCATGAAGGACACTTCCAAAAATTTCAGTCAGCACGTGTTTTACCCGCTCAAACATCTTTTGAGCACCACAAACACCAATTATGCTGCAACTTATGGTAACTGGTTGAAGCAGTATGATGCATTCACAGATAAAAACTTCTGGGCTCCGCCTAGTGGAGTGATTGGATCATCTTATGCTCGAAATGACTCAGTGTATCAACCCTGGTTCGCACCAGCTGGTTTCACAAGAGGTTTGATCACAAACGCTCTGGAAGTCTCCATTCGACCCAATCAGAAACAACGTGATCAGTTTTACAAGATCAGTTGCAACCCAATCGCATTCTTTCCAGGAGATGGTTACGTGATATTTGGTCAAAAGACCTTGCAAGCCAAGCCCAGTGCATTTGACCGGATCAACGTCCGCAGGATGTTCCTTTACTTGGAGAAAGCGGTTAGAAAGACAATCAAATATTACGTCTTTGAACCAAACACATTCAGTACACGCCAGAACATATTGGCAGTTCTAACACCAATATTCCAACGAGTCAAGAGCACTCAAGGATGTTATGACTACCTGATAGTGTGTGACGAGCGTAACAACCCACCAGTGGTTATAGACAATAATGAGCTAGTTGTTGATATATACATCAAGCCAGTAAGAGCTGCAGAGTTTATCTTATGTAACTTCTACGCAACAAGGACAGATCAAAACTTCTCAGAATTGATCGGATAACCCACATATAGAATAAATACTTTTAGGAGAAAACAATTATGGCAGATATAACAGAATATGACATCGAGCACTTTTACGACAATTTGATTGTCCGCGAGGTAGCTAGAAAGCACCAGTTTCGTGTAACTAGCATCAGCACCGGCTTTGGGCAAGACGTACCTGAGGGTATCAACGATCTTGAGAACAAGCTGCTTGTTGAGAGCGCTCAGTTACCCGCACGTGCAATCAACAATGTACCACTCAACTTTCACGGAGTTGACTTCAACTTACCAGGAAACGCCAAGTACACTGGTAGTGATTCATGGAGTGTGACATTCAGACTAGACCAACAACTGAACATCCGTCGGATTTTCGAAGACTGGACAACCGCAGTGTTTGACGACAGAACAACAGCCGGTAGTATCGTGCGTAGTAATGACGCATATATCGTGTTGAGTTTGTTTGATCAAATGGGTGCATCACATGACCAATACGTGTTGTGGGGAGTTTATCCGGTATCAGTCGGAGCACTTGATTATGATGTTGGAACAGATGGTGATGTAGTGACATGCGAAGTACAACTAGCATACCACTACTGGAGTCGTCAAGGTACAAACGCCTTTGACAACAGAGCCATTGTTGCTGATCCATCTGAAGGTGGAGGAGTACAAAACTCTGCTGCTACATTTGGTGGAAGCGCCAACGCTGAAACAGGTATATAATTTAACTTATACATATGTAAAGAAAAAGCTGCCCTCGGGCAGCTTTTTTTTGTTTGCGGACCCCCACTTGCGATGATAAATACTATATATGGTAGACATGGTCAAGTTCCCCAGCAACGCTCCCTCCGGACAAGAATCTGAAGGCGGCGCGCGATTTGCTGAATTTGAAAACCTGCTGTTTCATAACTGGAGCACTGCACTAGCTAACCCAACACTATGGTTTGTAACGTTCGATGCAATACCCTTCGGTCTCAAAGGAAGCATGACAGGAGATTCCACCGCAGACTCCAACACTTTAAACAAAGAAGGTCCAAATTTATACAAGCAGTGGGATAACAACCAGTTAAACTTGACAAAAGTACTGGAAAATAAAACCACTGGATGTATGGTGATACATGGAGTAACTCTACCGGAAATGAGTGTTGAAGCCGGTAGAGATGATGCTAAAATGGGTGGATATTACGGTGGATTGAAAGTAGATGCTATCAAAGAGCAGAATCAGTTGCAGATGGAATTCAGAGAAACACAAAGCTCCATTGCCGAATTCATAATTCGCCCATGGATTGAATCAGTAGCTAAATATGGTTTCATCGCCCGGGAACCAAGTGACCCAAGAAATGTTAAATGTCGAGTGACTGTGACCAAGCTAGGTGTCGCCGGGCCTGGTGTAGATCCAATCAAACGTAAAGTATGGCAATTCTACAATTGTGCGCCAACTAGTGTGGCCAATCATCGACTGGCTCATGATGGTACCTGGAGTGCCACTGACATGTTCATACAAACCAGTTGGGTATACTCACATTACAAGGTAGAAGATGTAGATGTGAACAACATAAGCGCCACATACGCAGAACATATAAAACAAGCGATCATCCGGCCGTTACCAGGTTCTAGAACCAGTGGTCGTATAGGTCAAAACTCCGCACCCGCTGGTGACATCACTGTAGTTTGAGTTGTTTATCATAACAACATGTATTAAATAATACACATGAACTGGACATTAACTGCTCCAATCGCATCCTTTGAGAAGAACTATAGATTCCACCCGGTAACTAACAAGCACCTAGAAGCTATAATTAAATACTGCATGAGCAAAGACGATAATGGTCTCATATTATACATGCAACACATGCTTTCTGCGCTTTCACTTGATGATACTGTCAATTTTGAAAAACTACCCTGTATCGATCAGTTATTGCTGCTGATACGTCTACGTTCATTATGTATTGGGCCCAGAGTTGAGATTATACTAGAAGGAGAAAAGGATGTAAGACATAAAATGTCATTGATCGATGTACAAAAGAGCATCAACGAACAATACTTACCACCTCAAACGCTTTCTTTTCCAGATGGTGGTACCGATATATTGCTGCACTACCCGGTGAAATGGACTGATGCAGACACTGTAGACTATATTCACTCATATACTATCGCCGGTAAGCATATTGACTGCCATAATTTAAATAGAGAGCAGAAAGAACAGTTATTGGAGCAACTATCCACAGATCAAATAAGATCCATTCAAAACACATGTACCAAATTAGATGATAGCATATTATCCATGACGATAATCCGGTTACCAGGAGACGAGCCGAATATATCATTAGAGCTTGGTCAGTTCGGTCACATATTGAGATTAATATACTCTGATTCTTATCCCAATTTTATAGAATTAATGTATATATTTGTTAAGATTATAAATATGTCATTATCTGATGTGATGAATCTGACACCATCCGACACGCAGATATACTATCAAATGTTTGTGAAAGAAACTCATGAACGAGAGAAAGCTCAAGAGCAAGCAAACAATCAAAACAACAATTCTCGTAGTGTACCCTCAGGATTAGGTGGATAAACCCATCCCCGGAGATATATATTATATATGACCACAGAAGAACAGTTTAACCAGGCTCTAGAGGAACTTAAAGCAAAAAATGCGGATAGATTGATAACTATATGGATTCCATCTGAAAATAGAGGGGTAGAATTCAAACACCTGACATTGAATCAACAGAAATCCTTAATCAAAAGTTCTGTCAGAGAGAATCTTCTCAAACTTGATTTCTCCCGGAACATATACGATATAATTAAAGAGAATATTGCGGATAAGGAGGTAGACGTTGATAAACTGAACATAATTGACATGATCAGCATAGGATTATCATACAGAGCAATTGACATAAGTGAAGAGTATGGCTTTTATATAGGAGAAGATTTCCACCCGGTTGACTTGCGTGATATATGCGAACATGTACGGAAGGTAAATTACGACAAGGCTTTAAAACCTGAGACTATAGTGTCTGATGGGTTTCACGTGACGGTGCAAGTACCGACTATTCAAACAGACAAACAAATGAATGACTACCTGTTTGAAAAGTATAAGGATCTACCAGACGATCCGGAATCAGTCAAAGACATACTAGCGGATGTATATATTTGTGAAGCTGCTAAATATATAACCACTGTGGACATGGTGACTGGTGATGACGATCCAGATAATCCACCCACACAGGTGAATTTCTCTGATTTCTCCGCGGAGCAACGATTGAAAGCAATGGACCAGATACCATTAACAATTTTGAACAAACTTGTGGTGATGTCTGACAAGGTACAAGACATAGAATCTCAACTACTAGACGTTGAAATAGGCGGTGAGAATATATCGATTGAAATAAACTCAGCATTCTTTACATAATGATGAAATGGTATAAATATTATTATAGTTTATGCCACCCACCACGCCAGATTTCAACATACTAAGAAAACCTCTAGCTAATTCAGCTAAGGAGTTAAACTTACATACAAAATCTGTAAGAGAGTCTAAAAAAGCTCTTACAGGTATAACCCGGATGTCATCCCGGGCAAAAGAACAATTCACTAGTAGTAACTCTGGAGTCCAACCTAATGATTCCAGGTCTCCATCCGGGACTAATCTACCTACTGTACAAAAACCAGGAGTGAATACTTCATTCCTTAAAAACATATATAATAATTTAACAAAGTCTATAGAGAACATACGTTCCCCTATGGAACCCCGGGGAGACACTGTGTTTGCAACAGGTATAGGTAACACTAAACAATCGCTAGATAGAGAGAAGAGCCCCCCGGCTCCATCCACCCCAGGTACAACAGAATCCAAGGGAATCCGCCGATTAGATAAACCGGAGAAGGTTGAGATTGTAAACATTTCTGAACTAGCCAAAGAACTCGCGAAGTATATAAAAGGTGGTAAACGAGGAGTTGGTTCATCTTCCAGTGGTGGAGATGATGGAGATGGTGATGATGAAG